AGTATCAATTGCTTTAGATACGTCTAATGGAGTGTGGTATAAAAGATTGCCGGATGTTGATGCATCCATTAAGCCAATCCAACCTACTGTACCCCATGAGGCTGTAGCCTGTGGGAATGTGCAGTCAGCGTTAGATAGACTAGCACCGTTAGATGGTGCAGCAAATGTTACGGATGTACGTGCGTAAGAGCCACCAGATACTTCTGTACCTGTGTTAGCATCTGTAGGGTCACTTGTGTAAAGTGCTACATAGATTGTTGTTGGTGCTGTGTAAGCTGTAGCGCGTAGCGTTACATTGATTAGAGCATTTTCTAGGTAATTGGACATTTCTGACATAATGTTTCCTTTATCGTGTTGCTATTGAGATTGAAATAGGTGACCCAGCATATTCGCCTTGGTCATCTGATACGGTTAAAGCAGTTAAACCTCGGTCATACATTGTTGCCCAAGTCTGTAGACGTGAGTCATTCATAAGATAAGGTTCTGCCTCACCCAAAGCACCGTAAAGTAACAGGTCTGGACAGATAGCCATAAACGCATTTGATGGTACTGTGCTGCTCATGAATACTGGTGCTGCGTAATATAGAAGTTCTATTGTGTAGTTACTGTCTGGTACTGGAGATAATTGAAACTCTTGTGCTAGGACAGTATATTGATGCGGTAGACCAGAGTCCATAGTGCGAGAGTTACGGAATAATGCGCTAGGTGACTGGTACTCTAATGTTGCTACAGGGTTTGTGTTTAGGTGTATGTCACGCATCTGCAAGAAGTCTGACGGTAACTCTACTGTAGAATCGCCTGCTACTGCTGTCGTTGTTACTACCTTTAACATTTGGCGAATACGTAACTCCCTACGTAAACGTGTTTCAGCAAGCCTGATAAAGTCAGGAATCATTGCCGTTAAATCGCTACGTGCTAGGTAACTGGCAATCGTAGTCTGTAAGTCTGCGTAGTTTGTCAATGCCATTAGATGCGCCCTGCCCTTGTGCGAAATGCCCTGTTATCAGGGTCGTTTAACCATGCGTTAAATCTTTTCTTGTCTATTACTGCAAAGCCTCGTGTTATGCCTTGCTTCTCTAATTCTGCGAAAACTGTGAGCGGTATAGATGCTACCTTGTTGCCGAATGCATCCTCACTCCATCTTTTACGTTCGTCTTGAGCAGCGTACTCACGCTTGTTCATCTCAAGTATGCCAGTTATGTCTTGGCTCTTAGCAATGATTAGTTCATCACCGTTATCTATGAATGATGTATCTGTAATGCCGTTGGATATTATATTGCTCATAAGACCTCATAATGGGGGAGAGTTTCCCCTCCCCACATATCTAACTCATTGATTTATCAAGTTAAATCGGCAATAATTCCATGCGCTGCTTCATTTTTAACTTCCAATGTGTACTCTACCAATAGTTGAGTTACATCAGCATCGCCAGTTTTGGCAAGCTCATTAGTTTGGAATGGACGTAAGTAAGCTACTGAAGCCATTTCTGGGTCTAGTAAGAATGCTACGTCATCATTGTCTGAGTTAGGAATGAAACGGTTAGGTACGATAGAGATAGTACCAAAGTCTGAAACAAACACGTCAGCAGCAGCGATGATAGATGCTTGTACGTTGCTTGGGATATCTTTGTAACGTGTAGCGATACCGGCAAATGTAGATGCAACTACTTTTTGAGCTGGAGTTACCATCAAGATTGTTGGTGAACCACCTGCAACATAAGCAGATTGGATAACTGTATTCAAGATAGTTTGAGTAAATGCACGGTCTGTACCAGTTCCACGAGCAGTAGTACCAGATGCACCAGCAGTACCAGAAGTACCGCCAGAAGTGTTTGAAGCTAACCATGTTTGTAGACCACCCAAAGTACGAGCAGTTGTAGCATCACCAGCAGCAGCAACTTGGTTGCTTAATAAGATAGCTTCCATGTCACGTTTGATTTCGGCAGAAGCCTTAGCCAATTGGTATGCTTTCTCAGATTTACGACCAGCTTTGTTAACTGTTTCCAAAGTACCAGAAACTTTAACAGTTTTAGCAGAGATTTGAGTACGGTTACCAATACGAGTAGTAGGTGACAATGTTGCATCAGATGCAGCAGCACCCTCAACTACAGCGTTAGAAGTGTTAACAGCAGCCAAGCTGTCTTTTTGCCACTCGTGGTATACGGCAGTAGCAGAAGTCTTACCAACAGATGTCATGAATGGAGTATCTGTAGGAGAGATGTTGTAGATTACATTAGCCAAGTCTTCACGTTGACCAATGGCGGTATAGGTTTGATATGTTGCCATGATAATTCCTTAAATAAAGTTTTCAAAAGCAGAAACCGCATCACGGATTTTGCCTGTTTTTTGTAGTTGAGCCATAGCCTTCTTATGCTGGTCAGTATTTGTTGCTGTATTACTGTTACCAGACTTAATAGTCTTAGGCGGTTCACTAACCCTCTTGTTTAGTTGAGGCTTAGATTGTTGTAATTTATCGTACTGCATTGCCTTATACAATGCCATAACGTGCCGAGCATCACGTACTGCTGATAACTCTTGGTCTGAGAATCCTAAGTTCTTTGCGAATGAACGCAAATCTGACCTTAGTGCCTCTCCCTTAACTGGGTCGCTATATTCCGGTAGTGATTCAGATAGTACAGCAGCTTGTTGAGATAAGTATTTTTGCACCTCTTGCTGTTGCTCTGCTTGTTGCATCTCTGCAATGCGTTGTCTTTCAGCTTGAACTGCGTATAACTTCTCTTTATTCTGCGACATCTCTGCCACTCGTACAGCGTAACCAATAGGGTCGGACTCTTTTAAGTAGTCCAAGTCTTCCTGTGGCTGTTGAGCATTAAGTAACTGCTCCATTGCCTGCAACCGTTCTGCATAAGCATCGCGCATATATTTGGCTTCTTCAATAGCTTTTTGTTCAGCCTCTACTGCTTTGCGTTGCTCTGCTACTTGTTGCGTCTTTTTGGTGTAATCTGCACCTTGTTGCGCTAGTGATTTTAGTTCAGTTAAGGTTAGTTCTTTATCCTCGCCACCGACTTTAACTTGAAACCGTTGTTCGTCTTGGTCTGGTTCAGACTCCTCTGAGCTATTATCTTCTTGCTCAACTTCTTGCTCGTTACCACCTTCATCATTCTCTTGTTCTGGTTGTGCTTCTGCTTGCCCTTCTTCGGGTGCATCTTCACCGCCCATTAAACCTAAGAATGCGTTTGTTGCTTCATTGATAGTGCCATTACTTTGTGTTTCACTCCCGTTAGGGTTGGTGTCGGTAGTCATTTAAATCTCCAAATGCTAGTGCGCCTAGCCACGTTTTATAGATACTATAAAATCTTCCAGCGTTTGGCATTAATCTTGCGGTCATCTGCCATGCCAACTATATGTGCCATTACTTCACGGATGGCTGTTAGCTTTGTGTAAGCATCTTGTCGCTCATCGTAATCGTAAAGCGGTGAATTAGCCCACCGTAGCATTTGTAAATCTTCCATCTCTTTAAATACATCCAAGAAGTTTTGGTCTTGGAGCATATTGTTTGCCCACTCTGATTTGGTCATTTATACACCATAGGTTGTGTTAATATCAAAGTTTTCTTCCATATCTTGTGGTTCAGCCTTTATACCACCTTTTACCATTTCATTCAAGCTAGTGATGGCTGACATAATAGCGTTAAGCTGTTCTGTCTGTAGTTTACCGTCTGTTGCCTGTGTTTTTAGCTCAAGCTCCATCTGTTTCAATTGAAGCTCGGCTTCCTTGATACGGTAGTCACCTTCCATTTGCATTTGTTTCTGTTGCATCTCTAGTTCTTTACGAGCGTTATCTACCTGCATTTGCTCACGGTCTAGTTGCAACTTAGCTTGGTTAGTTTGTGCAGTAAGTTGAGCCTTGTCTGCTTCTACTTTGGCATATAACTGTGCTGCTTCAGACGTTGGGTCAGCAGGTGGCTGTGATGCTGCCTGCATTATTTGCTGTTCAACCTCTGGTGTAATGTCATTAATGAATGATGTGGTGTCTTTAAAGCCAGCCATCTCAATCATGCGACCAAGAGTGCTGCGATATTGCGTTACAGTCACCAATGGGTTGTTAGCACCGTACTTGCCGATGATTTCTTCCTGTTTAGACATAATCATTTGCAACATAGCAATCTGCTCTTGACGGTTACCGTTACCCAAGCCTACGTTGATTGATACATCGTATAGGTCAGACCATTCACGTGGGTCATAAGATACCCATTTGCCACGCATACGGATTGTCTTGGCTTGGTTTTGGTATTTGCATAGTAGGTGCAAGATGCCACGGAATAATGATTTAACACCTGTTTCAGCAAAGATACGAGCCATTAGCTCTAGCTTACCTGCTGACTGTTGCATCATGGCTGCCACGGCTGTTGCTGTAGTGTTCTGAAGCACGTTAGCATCAAGACCTTGCTGTAGGTCACTAACACCTGTACGTTTAGCCTGTACACCGTCTAAGTATTCCATCATCGGGAATGATTGACCGGCTGTGTTCTGTACGTTTAGTTGTGTAACTGCTGCGTTATTCTTAACACGAACAACACCACCGGCAGTAGACGTTAGTAAGTCATCTAGGTTTACTTGACCCTCTACGGCTGTAACACGGGCATTGTTTGTTAGGTACAAGTTGTCTAGCATCTGACGTAGGATAGTAGACTTTGTTAGTTGCAAGTCCATTGTCCTATCGGCTAGTGATTGACCAAAGAACTTATGTGGAATAGGAATCGGGCATACAGAGTGGAATGGCACGTAGTCGCATTCTTCATTAGACAGTATTGTTTCACCGCCTAGGATAACCCTGCGTAGCTCTAGTAAGCCGTTATCGTTAGTATCTACCTTGATGTAGCACTCAAATATCTCAACTTCTTCCATTGATAGGTCGCTGGACTGTGTATAGTCTGGCAACTCATCACGACCAAAACGAGCTAAACGCTCTGGTGCGTACTCTAAACGGTCGTTAGCTGGGATTGTGTCTACGATAGACTTCTCGTAACCCATAGCAATCAAGTCACCACGAGCAATCATTCTACGGTGTGCTGTGAATGGTGAGTCTTCAATGGTCTTAGCACGTTTGCTGATTAAGAACTCCTCTGGTGGGACATTCTCAATAGCGATACGGCTCTCATCGTTTATCTTTTGTATTGTAATGTTATGCGTATTGTAAGGCATACCATCCATGCCAATGACTAATTCAGTCACTTGCTTGGTGATTTCCCACTCGCCAGTCTGCATAATCATGGCTAACTCGTCATCGGTTAAGCCTTTATACTTCTCTTTGATGGTGTCTTTCTTTTCTTCCCAGTAGGCTTTAACGACCCCAACCTTCTGAAGCAAGGCATCCTTGAACCAGTTGTGTAGGATTAAGAAACCATCGTTGTCTTTATAGAATACCCAGTTAGCCATGTCACTAGCTTGGTCTGCGAGTTCTTCTTCACCGTTTTTAGTAGGCTCAAAACGCACAGCATCTTCGCATGACGTGAATACACGGATTAGTTGAGGTAATGCACCGTCTACGGCTTCAGCTACCTCACCGGTAACCACTTGGCTGCGACCTTCTACCTCAGTACCGTACTTGTCACGGAAGTAGTAGCTCATCGCATCAGCACGAGCTTGAACCGTATCTGACTCTAAGTAGCCAATAGCGTTATTGATTTCATCAGCAACAAGTGCCTTTAACTCTTCTTGATTCATCATTATACGACCCATGCCTTATTTTGTTGTAATGGTTTAGACCATGTTGTATCTACTTCTACTAATCCTATTGCCATGTAACGAAAGCTATCTGCAAAGTGTGATGACCAGTCGTGAACTGGCTTATCATAA